GCGGGGGTTTGTTCAAAAGACGAGCCTCTGCCGCCTGAAAAGCTCGACCGCACGCGAAATTTTGCACCACTCTCTGCGAAGTTCAATTACGTGGAGTCGCGTGTGTTTATACCCATAATCGAGCATGAACTTACGCTCACCGATGTGCCGACTCGTTTTGGCACTAGCATGTACGGCGGAGAAGTTCACCGGATGTTTATCAAGCACCAGGGTAGGGTGACCTACCAATGTGACTGGTCGGCTTTCGAGTACACTTACAAGGATTGGTTGTGGGATTGGCTGGCTAACTTCAGAGCTAAGATGTCTACTGCCCCGAAAAGGGTTCGAAGACTGTATGCCCTGGTTAGAGATGCCCTTCTGCATCATCCCAATGGAAAGTTGTACAAGAAGCTGTTTGCCAATGTCTCTGGGCGGACGATGACACTGAGTGATAACTGCGTCGGAGCACTAGTGGTGTTTATGGTGTGCTACGCTGATGTGTGTGCGAGGTTCAAGAGACCGTGGCGTTTCTGGGAGGAGGTCGGGAATTTCATGGATGTGTTCGGGGACAATATTATTTTGTCCTTTTCGCTAGAGTTCGACAACCAGATTGGGATCAATCCCTTTGTGGAAGCGGCCTGGAAGTATGGTTTTATCCTCAAGGTTGAGAACCGTAATCAGAGCGGCCCTTACGGGCTGGTTTGGAACGGCTTCACCCTGGATAGCCCTGACGGGTTGCTACGCTATGCCCAGCCGGCAAAAGCGTTGTTTAGAGTTCTGGAGTATGGCACGTCCGTGGAGGTGTGTGCGTCGCAGATTCGTGCGTTGCATTTGGCCTGTTGGGACACTTGGGCTAGACCTTATTTGGAGGCGATGGCCTCTCATTTGGAGGTTGCTCATGGTACTAAGGTCAAGTTGCTTGACGAGGATGCGGTGCGGTTTCACCTCGGTCCCTATGTCTTGCAAGACGGTGCTGAAAGTCCTGGGACCGGACGCCGTTTAAAGACGTTCAGGGTCGATCCGACTCTGTTTCCTGATTCCTACTTCTCAGGGGTTACTGATTTTTCCCCAGAGGAGCTACAGAGCGCTATGGCGGACGGACCGAAAGGGGCCGCTCAGGCTCAGAAGAAGAAGAAGAAGAAGAAGAAGAACAAAAAGAAGAAGGCCGCCGCACGTGCCGGAAAGGCGCGTGCTGGTGTGAACCTCTCGATGAATGCTGGACCTGGCACGATTTCCTCTGTCCCCATCAACAAGTTTCGTACTTGGGGGCCGGTAGGGATGAAGATGTCGGACCGTGTTCAGAAGGGAACTGATGCAGGATCGTGTTCTGGTGTCCGGATCTCCGGCACTGACATTTTCCAGAACATCTTCCCTGGGGGGTCGAACGCCGGCAACGGCGGCTTGCACTGGAACTCCGTTTACACCACTACTGCCCCGTTTGGGCCTGCTGAGATTTCGGCGCGCCTTGGGACGCTTGCTGGTATGTACGCTTGGTATGCGTTTCGCGAGATTCAGATTGAACTTGTTACCAATGAGGGGTTGAACACCACTCCGGGGGCTGCTACGTTTGGCTCTGGGCAATTGTACTCCTTTTGCCTTGAGCAGAACGCTACAGCCGACCTTGGTGATGGACCATCCAACTTCTCGCAGATGAACGAGATCGATCCGTCTTGCACGACGCAGATTTGGCGGGGAGGTTTTCTCCGCTACCGGTACAACGGTGTGAAGGTGTGGTCCACCAGTACTAGTGGAAGTGCGACTTCTGCTGACCTGCTAGTTCACCAGCTTCGGCTTGGTGCTATGTGGGCGCAGGTTCCTGTCGTGACTGCAGGTACTGATTGTGGAGTGTTCCGAGTCAACTACGTGGTTGATCTTTACCGA